ACTTATCGCGATCCGTCGACCGATATCCTGTACCGCGTCAAGTCCGAGCCCTACAAGGACAGCTATTTTGTCGAGTATCTGGATCGCCAGAGCTCAGTGCGCTGGAAGGGCATCTACACCGACGGCAACGAGACCTATGCCGGCGAGCAAAAATACCTTGATGCCCTGGCAAAATCCCGCGGCCTAGTGCTGGCTGGCGATGACATCCCGGCCGAGCAGCCAGATCTCTGTAAGGACTGTGTCTGTCGGGATTGTGATGACAATAGTTGTGTGCAGGCTCAGTGCAACTGCCGTGATAAGGGTTTTGGATGCTGGGGTCCGGACGAGGATTGCAAGCGTGATCATCCGGAGCTGTTTTCTGGCGCCGACAAAGAGACCGAGACCGCCGAGAAAGAACCGGAAGTGGAGTATGATGCCAACGCCGTGAAATCCAAACTGCTTGAGCATGGCGTAAAGGCCTGTACACTGTGCGCAAATTACACCGCGCTAAAAGTCCCGTCCAAAAACGACGACGGAATTACTAGCACTTGGGGCTATTGCGGCAAAAATGGCGGGAAGTATCCTGTCTACGTTCCAGGCGCTTGCTGCAAGGATTACGTTGCCGCCAGCGCAAATATTGCCCCGGCGGCCGAGCAGCCGGAACCCGTCGCGGAAACTGCTGCGATCGCAACATCGGAGACAGCACTGGCATCGGCTTCTGCCGACGTTGCCCCTGTGGAATTTGATTATACGGGCATCGACGCTGTCACTCGTGCGACACTGATGGTATGTGAGGCTGATATCAAGTATCAGCAAAAGACCTTTATTTGCAGCGTCGCTAAGGACGTGATTCTGGCTCACAACGCATTGTCTAAACATGGATATGGCTGCTTTGGTAAATGGTGTGAGCACTGCGGAATTACAGAGACTACGGCGCGTCGTCTTTTGGATGTTGGCAAGCTTTTTGATTCCGCCACTGTGGCGGAAACGGAAATACTCCGAGAATTGCCAGCCACGCTGCTCTATGCAGCAGCCAAACCCAGCGCCCCGGCCGAGGCCGTCGAGGCCGTCAAGGCCGGCGACGTCACCACGATGCCGGAGTACAAGGCTCTGTTGGCTGAGCTGGATCGCGTCAAGCATGAGGCCGCGCTGGATCGCAAGGAGCGCGAGGACACGACCGCCGCAGCTGATCGGCTGCTTGCCGAGCGCAATGCCGCAAACCGTGAGCTGGGACAGCTGCAGGATGCAGTCAAGCGCAACGGCGCGCTGCTGGACTCCGCTGAGCGCCGCGCCAAAGAGGCCGAGGGACGTGCCAAGTGCATCCAGCACAATTTTGATAATTTGCAGTCTGACCGCGAGAGCCTGCAGGCCCAACTCAATAATGCACTCAAGGCTCCGATCTCCGTCGCCGTCCAGCAGCCCACCGAGGAGCAGATCGCCGAGTACGCGCACAAACGCATCACCGATGCCACGGCAATGCTGCAGGCTCAGGTCCATGGGCTGCAGGAGGAGCTCGATAACGCCCGGCGCTCGGCAGATATCGCCGAGGACACGATCTTTGATACGGCGGCCGCCTACGCTGAGCAGGCTGCTCACATGATCGACAGCATCCGCTCCGCATTTTGGGAGCTGGCGCAGGGCCTGCAGTCAGATGACTTTGATCGGGCGGCCGAGCCGTTGCAGGCTGCCGCATCTGCGATCGCTGTCGGATCGTGGGGGGATGCCGAGGGCGGTGATGCCTGATGGTCCATCACTACCGCGCCAAGTTTAGGCTGCCAAAGACCGAGGCCGAGTGGCTCAAGGCCAGACTTGCCGGGATCGGCGCCAGCGAGGCCAGCGCCATCATCGGCTGCAATCCGTACATGTCCAACATCGATCTGTGGCGCATCAAGACCGGACGCAAAGCGGCCGAGGATATCAGCGGCAAAGCCTTTGTCCGATACGGCCATGAGGCAGAGCGCCCGCTCCGCGAGCTGTTTGCCCTGGACTATCCCGAGTATCGCGTCAGCTACGGCGGCGCCTTTGACATGGTCCGCAATCCGGATTATCCATATCTTTTTGCCACACTCGACGGCAGGTTGGAGCAACAGGAGCTTGCCGAGGACGGCGAGACATACCGGCGGACAGGCCGCTTTGGCGTGCTGGAGATCAAGACCACTGAGATCTTGCGCAGCATGCAGGCCGAGAAATGGTGCTACCGAGACGCCGACGAAAACTATCACGATTGCATCCCGCAAAACTACTACGTCCAGGTCCTGCACCAGCTGCTCTGCACTGGTTTTGATTTTGCCGTGCTGACCGCCCAGCTCAAGCGCGTCTACGGCACCGAGGTCCGCTGCGAGGTCAGGCGCTATCTGATCGACCGGGCAGACAAGGAGGATGATATCAACTGGCTCCTGGAGCAGGAGCTCAAATTTTGGGAGTACGTCCAGGCAGACAAGGAGCCGCCGCTCGTGCTGCCGGAACTCTGACAGGAGGTAATGTATGTCGTATGTGCCGCAGACCGACATCGTCAGCGTCCAGCTGATGGACCTCAACAATCCGTGGTCCTTTGTCGGCAAACCCTACTCGTACTACACCGATCACCGGCTGGCGGTCGGGGACGTCGTCACCGTGGAGACCAAGCTGGGCAGCGTGCTGGCCAAGGTGGTCGAGATCGATATCCCGGCGTACCGCGTCCAGCGTTTTAAGTCCATCATGCGCCGGATCAGCCGGCCGCCGATGCCCGCGGAAAAGGTTGGCAAGCCCAGGCTGCCGACCGTCACTCAACTCAAATTTGGAGGTTAAAACATCATGGAGGTATCAATCCTTGCTCCGACCATCGGCGATCCGCTGCCGGCGGTCAAATGGAACTACGACGAACTCAAAGCGTATCTGACCGCTCAGTTGGTCGATTATAAGGATCGGGTTTATACGCCAGACAATATCAAGGACGCCAGGGCCGATAGGGCCAAGCTCAACCATGTTCGGGACGCACTCGACCAGCGGCGCCGTGACGTCAAGTCCATGTATCTGGATCCCTACACTACCTTTGAGGGCCAGATTAAGGAGCTGACCGGCATGGTCTCCGAGTGCAGCGACGCCATCGATGCACAGATCAAGGCCGTCGAGGCGGCCGAGAAAGAGGAAAAGCTGGACGCCTGCCGCGACATTTTTGCCGCTTGGGTCAAGGACCTCGACGGCCGTGTCAGCTTTGAGCAGCTGCAAAATCCAAAGTGGCTCAACAAGGGCTGCTCCCTCGATGCCGTTGAGGAGGAGATCAAGAGCCGGCTTGAGCAGATCCGCGCCGGGCTCTCTGCCATCCGCGGCGCCGCCAGCGCGGAAGATGTTGACGCCGTCACTGCCGATTATCTGGAGACACTCGATCTTGCCAGAGCGATCCAGCGGATCGAGTCCATCAAAAAGGCCAGAGCCATGCGAGAGCAGCAGGAGCAGCGCCGCCGGGATGATCTGAGCATCGCGCAGGCCGCCGCACCTCAGCCGGTGCCCAGGGCTCAGCCGCAGCCGGATCCCGAGCCTGTGCAGGAGATGCCCGCGGAGGATCTGGTCAAGATCGTAAATTTCAGGGTCTGGGCGACTGACGCTCAGCTCAATGATCTCAGATATTTTCTGACTCGCAATAACATCAAATATGGCTATTGGCCGCAAAAATAAGGAGGATATATCATCATGTCAATCAATAACTCATTACAGCCCCAGCGCGCCGGCAGCAAGCCGACGCTCAACGAACGCGAAACCAGCTTTGTGGCCAACGGCCAGACTGTCAAGCTCACGCCGGAGCTGGTCAAAAAGTATCTTGTCTCCGGAGATCCAAACAACGTGACGATGCAGGAGGTCGTCATGTTTATCAATCTCTGCAAATTCAACGGCCTCAATCCGTGGCTTAAAGAGGCGTACTGCATCAAGTACGGCACCAGTCCGGCTACAATCGTGCCCAGCAAAGACGCTTTCCAAAAACGCGCTGACAGCGATGCAAACTATGATGGCCAAAGCGCCGGCATCATCGTGCTGACGGCTGACGGAGAGGTCGAGCACCGCGACGGCTGTTTTTACATCGACGGCGAACAGCTGCTGGGCGGCTGGGCTAAAGTATGGCGCAAAGATCGTGCGCATCCGTACTCTTCCGAGGTCGCACTTGGCGAGTATATCGGCAAAAAGCGCGATGGTACTGTCAACAGTCAGTGGAGCGGCAAGCCTGCAACAATGATCCGTAAAGTTGCTCTTGTGCAGGCGCTGCGCGAGGCGTTCCCGGCAAAACTTGGCGCCATGTACTCGGCTGAGGAGCAAGGCGTTACCGAGCCGGTAATCGCTGATTTTGAGCTCCAGCCCGACGCGCCGGAGGAGCAGCAAAAGCCGCAGCCCAAGACAGCTCCTAAACTGGCGCCCCACGACGAGCCAAAAATCCACGCAGACGATGAGGATTTGCCGTTTGATGATCCCGATAATGCAGAGGGCTTTTTTGCCGGAAGTGAGAGGTGAGCAGCATGATTGAGAGAGATATCTTTAACGACTATGAGAGCAAGCTGCAGGGAGTGTGCGAGAGCAACTCCCTGCTCTACAGATTTAACCGCAATCGCTACCCGATCACGCTGACGATCGAGCCGGACACGTCTCTGGACGCCCAGCTCACTCTCGCAGAGGATGCCGCATCTCCTGCACGGCGCGGCGCCTCGATCACGTTTATCTTTAAGGACGGCTGCCTGCGCTACAAGACAACCGGCGGCTTTGAGCTGGCCGATACCACCTTTGGCAAGATCAAAAACATTTTCCGCAAAATGCACTATGCCTACCTGCAGCTGTTTTACCTGACCGAGCTGCAGGCGGCCGGTGGCGAGATCGATCTGCCCGACGAGAGCGACACCGATGACCAGCCCGAAAATACCGCCGAATTTGAGCCGATTGATGCCCCGGACGGGGAACTTGACGACCCGGAGGCCGAAAGCCCGGAAAACGGGCGCGTAGAAGCGATGGCGGCGGATGCGGACGATCTGGAAGAATGACATGAGGGGTGCCGACCATGCAAGAACAAAAGGATGATGCGTCAAAATACATTCCGGTGTATTTCTCGTACCTGACACAGCTGGAGCTTTTTTCGGCCGAGCAGATCGGCACCCTATTGCTGGCGCTGCTTCATCATGGACGTGACAATATGGAGCCGGATTTTCCGCGAGACAGTGCATTATACATCGCATATAGCTTTATGGCTGCCGACTCAGATCGTGCCGGCCGGCGGCATGCGGAGAACCAGGAGAAGCACCGCCGCGGAGGTATCGCTCGTGCGATGTCTGCTCAAAAAGACGAAAAAGGGCGGTTTTTACCTGCAGAAGTCCAGCAGAATCCAGCAGAAACCAGCGTGTCCAGCGAGTCCAGGTATAACAATAGCAATAGCAATAGCAATAGCAATAGCAATAGCAATAGCAAATCATCTTCTCTCTTACTCTCTTCTTCACCAGCGGCTGCACCGAGGGCAAAAGGCGATGATGGAAAGAACGAAGATTGTTATCCTGCGGATATCGATAATCCGGTCGCACTGTATGAAAGCCTGTTTGGACCGCCGAGTGATGCTCAAAAGGGGATGCTGCTCAAATATACTGTCAGCATGGGAGACTCAGCTGTTTGCTCCGCACTGATGATCGCCAGCGACAACGACGCCAGATCCTGGGCATACATCCAGAAAGTAATCGAGACCAAAAAAGCAAATCCGGATTATGAGCCGGAGCCTATCCGGACAATGAAAAGTGTTAAGCGGGGTGCGTCGGAGTAATCCGGCGCATCTCCGCAAAGGAGGTTATTTTGAGCCAAGCAATTTTTAAGGTCCCTGGCAAGCCGCAGGGCAAAGGCCGGCCGCGGGCCAGCGTCATTGGCGGCCATGCTCGCATGAGGACCCCGACCGAGACGGTCCAGTACGAAAACTGGATCAAGCTCTGCTACCAGCGCAGCTGCGGGCACAGCCGCTTTGCGGCTCCGATCGTGCTGGAGGTCAACGCCTATTTTGGCGTGCCAAAGTCCTACACCAAAAAGCGCCGCGCATTGTGTGTACAAAATCTGGAGCGGCCGACCTGCAAGCCAGATATGGACAACATCGTCAAGGCCGTGGCCGATGCGCTCAACGGCGTCGCATATCGGGATGACAGCGGGATAGTGGAGATTCATGTTGCCAAGAGATACGGACCGGAGGAGATGCTGCACGTCCGCATCACCGGAGATCTGGAGCCGGAGGTCGAGACCGTCGATTTTGAGGAGGTCGGGGAAAAATGAGAAAAGCCATCAAAGAGTTTGCGGTCGATGCGCTGCTGTACTTTGCGGTGCTGATGATCGTGGTGCTGGTCCTCGGCGCCGCCGCCGTTGTATTGTGGCTGATCAGCACGCTGCTGCAGCTGCCGGCATGGCATCTGTTGCTGTGGATCGTTGGCCTGTCAATTGCCGCGGCGATCGCAGAGCGGATCGGGTTGTCGGTCAAAATTTGGAGGATGCGAAAAAAATGAAACGCGGACCACATGCATTACCAGATCTGCCAGACTCGCCCTGCACCGGATGCAAAGTCAAATTTTGCAAGTGCAAAGAGTGCGAGCGCTGGATGATCTGGTTTGGACGGAGCTGGCAGCGAGTGACGGCGACGATGAGACCAAAGGAGGACAAAAAACAATGACACTAGAGATGATGCGCCAGCTGCGGCGCCTTGAAGTTGAACGCCGGCCGGAGGCTTGTCTTGGCTGCGGATGTGAGCATAACTGCAGTACCAGAGGCTGCGCTGTACTCCAGTCCGCATATTTAGAGCTGCTTAATATCGAGATGATCAAGGGCGGACTTGCAAAGATGCCACGGGATGACACCTTGACTGTTGATGCGGTACTTGAGATTTTGCGCGGGGAGGTAATGTGATGACAAAGACAAGAGCTGCGCTTGATTATGATGCTCCGCTTCCCACCAATTTGAGGAAGCTCATGGAAAACAATAGTATCAAGCAAATTGAGGTATCCGAGGCCATTGGTGTCAGTAAACAGGTCATATCAGACTGGTGTTCCGGCCAGCAATGCCCTGATCCGGATCAGATATTCGCAATTGCAAAGGCCCTGCATGTCACAACAGATTGGCTGCTGGGCAAAAACAAAGTGGCGGAATTTAGCACGATAGAACTAAAGCCGTGCCCATTCTGCGGAGAAAAGGCAAAAATCAATTATTTTGGCGAAAGGCATCTGGAGTATCCTATGGCCAGAATTTCGATTTCCTGCGAAAAGTGCTTGGCTCACGGAATGTGGACAACGACCGAATACCATGCGGCCGAAATGTGGAATAGGCGCACTGATGCAGCCCAGAAAACAGAGCAGGAGGAAACGTGATGGACAGACTCAATTGTCTGAGATGCGAATACAGACACCAAGACAACGGAAATTGCACTGCTGTTGGAGGATTTTGTACTGCGGTTCCTGCGGCATATTGTAAAAAACTGAAAGAATATATGGACACTACCTCGACACCGGAAGAAATCGAAGAACTCAAGATTATCAAATGGTGGAGCCAGTGCGGGACAGACGATATGATGCCTACAATATTTAGGGTGCCAGTTAATCGTCTCCGTGAGCTGGCAGCGGCCGACCGTGATGGCCGGGTTGTGGTGCTGCCGTGCAAGGTGGGGGACACGGTTTATGAAATTGCAAAAGGGTTATCTATTTATCAATCGGGATTACATCTCTATGTGTACGAAAATACTGTAACAGAGCGTAAATTGTTCGAGTGGGTGCTTGGCAATGAGTTTGGAAAGACCGTATTTCTCACCCGCGCCGAGGCCGAAGCCGCGCTGGAAAAGGAGGCGCAGGAAAAATGAAAGTGACTTGCCAGATAAACGATTATTCAAACCCTGCGATGGCGGAAGTGAAAATCCACAATGCGTGGTCTGATGAAAACTGTGTTGAAATCGAGGCCGATGGGAAAAGGTATACGGTAAACGCAGATGAACTCATTTCTGCCGTCCAGAAATGCAAACTGAAATATTTGGAGAGATGAAAAATGACAACTGAACAGGCAATCAATGAGATTGTGTCGAGCGGCTATGGACAAATACAGTGTCACGAAGAAACCCTGCGCATGGCTGTCGATGCTCTCCGCGCCCAGCAGTGGATTAGCGTCAAGGACAGGCTGCCGGAAAAAACTGGCTCATATTTAGTCTTTTACCACGAATGGAGCGGTGGCGCATTTCTACCAACCTATGAGGACTGCACAATTCGCGTTATGCGTTTTTTGGATAGTCGGAAATGGCGCTATCCAGTATGCGTTGATAAGCGATGCGAAGCAGACACGCGCAGAGCGGTCACCCACTGGATGCCGCTGCCGGAGCCGCCGAAGGAGGCGCAGCCATGACCGCGTTTATCCTCGGCCTGTTTGTGGGTAACCTGAGCGGGATCCTGACGATTGCGCTGGTCACCGCCAACGGTCGATGCCAGGATGACGATGGTCTGTAATTGCATCAAGCACGCATATCAATTGCAAGGGAGGTGCCCGCATTGCCGGAGCCAGTGACGCCAGTGACCAAGGAGGATCTGCTGCGATACATCCCGCTCAAGCGAGAGATCGAGGTCAGGCAGGAGCGCATTGTCCGCATGCGGTCGCACGAGCAATATCCAGAGATGCATGACGCGAGCGAGAGCCAGCACGTCGCCAGCGCCACGGATTCGACCGCCAAGGCCATCGAGGCACGTTTGGAGTATACGGACACCACTGACCAGTTAATCGCTCAAAATTGGGCGGAAATCAGGCGCATAGAGACGGCAGTCGACGCACTCAGCAATCCACTGGAGCGTCAGGTGATCCTGCTGCGGTATATGTCGGCAGAGTTTTGCCGCATGCCGCTTTGGTCGGCGATCGCCATGCGGATGTATGGCAACGATGATCGCAATCAGGTGCTTTCCTGCTTCCGGCTCCACAAGACGGCGCTTGCTAACTTGCTATGTCCGGATCCAAGTTTAGACAAGATTGACCAAGTCAAGATCCAAGATTGATAGTAAATGATAGTAATTGATAGTAAATGCGATTGATTGTGACTATATTACCGTGGTACTCTTAAATCGTCGAAGCAGCAGGAGAGCACCTGCACCGCGGCACGGGCTCCGACCATACTCCTGGAGCCGCCACGGCAGACGGCGGCATGAGTAGTCTGCTACCTCCTTTCCAGGTCCCGACCCGCTTTCCACCGGGCCGGGATCTTTCTTTGCCCGGTGCGTCTGCATGAGGATACACCGAGCACCAGCGCAGCCACCGCCGGAGCGATACCGGCGCATAGTCCATGTGGATCAACTGCGCGCCAGCTCGCAAGGGCCGCGGACGCGACCGCGTTATCAAGCAAGGATGCCCCGAAAGGGGCAAGAATTTTTCTGGAGATGTAAAATTGCTCCAGTTTCTGATATAATACCCATACATGGAGGTGATCCCATGCTTTATGCTGATCTGGTGCAACAAGCACGAGTATTTATGGGACACAGCTGTATCGGTGAGCACGAATGCGTTTCTTGTGGTTTGTCAGACAGAGCCAATGAACGGACTGCAGATGTTCTGAAAGTGAATTTTGTCAATTTCGACGAGCTTATGCTCGGTAAAGGAAATTACATTTGCGACTCGTGCCTGAGCATAATTGACGATAAAGACATGCGCTTCTCCAGTGTATTTTTTGTTTCTCCGGGTCAGAAACAAATCCCGGACAGATCTGAAATTCTAGGGATCTTAAAAGCGCCTCCACAAAAATTTGTTTTGTCAGTACCGTATAGTTTCAAAAAACATCATTGGCTATATGCTGGAATGTCGTCAGACAAAATGGCCTTGATTGGAACAGACAATCGCACAGTTAAACTGGATTATTCAGAACACAATATCCCTGATGCCATAGATACAGTCCAACAGCTGATCCAGGCCGGAATCCCACGCAAAGAGATAATTTCTGGCAAATACAGTACATTTAGTCGGTATAAGGTTGCGGATATCGAAGAAAGAGACAATACACTTAAACCACTTCGACAAGGTGGAGCAATAGAACTTTTTGTAAGATATTCTCCGGCAATAAATCAAAAAATAGAATTGAGGAGTGACGCAGCCTTGATTACAGAATCAGAACAAAGAGCCGCCGAAGTTATTTATTCCGTAGCTGCACGGAGTCAATACAGAGCGAATGATGGAATCAGATTTTGGGGAGGTTTTTTGGAAAGCAGAATCAATCGATTCAAAAACCTTCCTCTGCATGAATTCGTATCCAGGCTTAGCGCCGCTGTCGGCGCTCCACTGATCTTTACTCCCTCTATTTCGGATTTGACCGAGGAGCAAGAAGACGAGGTTATGGGAGATATCCGCAGGGAAACCACTCTGATTGTTTCATTGGCTTATGATATTGTTAAGGAGGCCAAGAAAAATGTCTGAACAAATAACAATTACAGCACTCAGCCCGATTGCGCACGGTGGCTTCCTGGATGGAATTGATCTTGGAAATACGATTCAGTTTAGACGTATCCCGGTCGTTTACGATGGTAAAATCGTAGATGTACCGACGATTTCCGGAAACTCGATCAGAGGAGCAATTCGTCGTATTCTTGCCCGCGAACTTGTCGACCAGTATGATCTCAAAGAAAAGATGGGAAAAACGTTTGACAAATTCTACATTGCGTTAGCCAATGGTGGGAATTTGGACAAATCCATGGATGTAAAAGTGGATGTTGAGCATTTAAGACAGCTGCGCGCCACAATCCCCATGTTGTCTGTTCTTGGCGCTTCTCTGTACAAGTATATTTTGCCCGGCATGGTAAGCATTGGGTTTGCAACCCTGCGTTGTTCCGATCTCGGAACCGGAAAATTCCCAATTGCGGACCTGGTCAACGATGTTGGTTTGGTCCGGCATCCGGATCGTACAGTGGCGGACGCTAAAGATTTAACGCCTATGCCTTATACTACAGAGACAGTAATTACCGGGTCCGTGTTTGACGCGAGGATATTGTTTGCACCGCAGACAACATACGTTGAGAGAGCGTGCATTGCGCACGCGCTTAAACAGATAAGCGTTCTTGGCGCAAAGTCTGCCGCAGGTTTTGGCAGAGTGCAAATAGATAATATTGATGACGATAAAGCGTACCTCGACTGGCTGGATGAGGACAACGCAGATGCGCTTGTTGATTTTGCGAAGGAGCTGCAATGATAGCGAGAGTTAGGTTTTCCGTGGCGGCACCAATAATCACCACTGCGCCCATACATCTCGACGCTCTTTTGACGGCGGTACATCCAGCGATGCATAATTCTGGAGCTGTCCCGACAAGGGGCGGCTCCTCAAAAGAGCTTAAACATGCACCGCTGAGGATGGATAAGGCTATTGTCGATGACATCTGGGTCTGGTGCTGCACGGCTGCCGATTACGTTGATGCTTCCCCGTATCATGACCATATTTGCAAGCGTAAAGACGGGATCGATTATTTTTACGTGGATCGGCAGCAAACGCCGCGCACTGGCCCGGGAAGAGATCGCATGGATACCGTTTATGGCGTTTTGTGCTCATCCGTACAATTCTGGGCATCCATGTTCGACTCCAGCATCTATGAGTTTGAGCGCATCTGCAAAAGAGTACACAGTATTGGCGGATTGCGCAAAATGGGATATGGTGAAGTCACCGGATACGAAATCAGCGAGGCGCCAGGGATGACATGGCAGGATTGTCTTGTTAAAGACGGAATTGCAATGCGCAGTTTACCGCAGGAGATGGTTGTTGAGCATTGTGAGAGCCGCGTACAGGTAAGGCATCCATACTGGATGGCTGACAATATGCGCCCTGGCGTTCTTGCCGGATCTCCCGCCACGTTAAGAGACGAGGTGCATATCAATGCAGATCAGCGAAATCCACGAGATGCAGAAAGCGAATAACGCAGCACGACTCAGAGATCTTGAAAAATATGCGCACACGATAGAATTTCAGCGGCGAGTAGATCAATCACTTGATCTGCTCGCTACTTTTTTGCAGCATTGCAACAATCCGGTGATTTCCTGCGGCGGCGGTAAAGATGGAACTGCGGTCGCATTATTGTCTCGTTTGCTGGGCGCGGATACGCCAATTATCTGTGCCAATCCTCCCAATCCGCTCCCAGATCGAGAGGAGCATAAGGAAAACTTAAAACACTGGCTCAATCGAGAATGGATCGACGTACCGTATAACTGGGATGTCGATCTTGTTATATCTGGAGCAGAAAAGTATCCGGAAGGGTTGAAAATGCGGACGCTTTCAAAGTTTCAGAAAGATCATGGCATTGATGGAGTTGTTTTTGGGATTCGCGCCGCTGAATCGCGAAAACGCGAAATAAATCTTGCCATGCGCGGAGAAATTTATGAAACGCCCAATGGCGCCAGATGCCAGCCGATTGTTAGATGGCGAGCGGAAGATAGCCTCTGCCTGGCATTGCTTATGGATGCTCCGATAAATCCAGTGTATATCAAAATGGATGGCGCCGGAAGCCTTGAGCAACTGCACGATGGAACTTGGTGGCCTCATGGGATGGAAAACAGATCGGGATGGATGCGCAGATATTATCCTGATTACTATGATCTATACGAGGCCGCGCTCAAAATATACAGAGGTAAAAGTGATGAGTGCAGATACTAATTCCGAACGTAAACATGCTGATTATTTATTCTATAAAAAGCATGGGTATTGCGTTAACTGCCATCATAACCCTGCAGAGCCTGGAAAAACATTGTGCCTTGAGTGCCTGATGGATAAGCGCGCTAGGGACAGAGAAAGGGTAAGAAGCAGGGAATCGCTTGATCTGCATAAAGCTTATTGTGCGAGGAGAAGGGAAAAGGCGAGAGCAGCAGGGTTGTGCATCATGTGCTGCAAACGTTCGGCTGCGCCAGGGAAGTCTTGTTGTGAACATTGCTTAGCGTTGTCAAGAGAACGGCAACGATCCAAGAGAGCGCAGGCGGGGCTAAATCAGCGCAGCCTAATGGGCAAAGACGGCACATGTTATTTTTGCGGAAATCCGGAAGGTTCACATGCCGGCCTGTGTGATGCATGCTACGAAAGGTGCAGAGCAGCAATGCTTTATGCGCGTTCTTTCAGGTCCTCTCTTCCCAACAATTTTGAACTTATGTGCAAGCATAGTTACGAGCTTAATCATTTGCCATGAAAGATCATTACGGCAAAACAAAATCGTTTTACTTGACCAAAGCATGGAGACGTGTGAGACGGTACGTCCTGCGAGAGTATCACTATGAGTGCGCAATCTGCAGAGACAAGCCAGGGCATCCACACGTTAAGGCAGAGATTGTGCATCATATCTATCACCTTGACCAGTATCCGCAGTACGGTCTTCTTGAGTACATTCCCGATCCTGTAACCGGCGCTCCTGTGCGCAACCTATTGCCCGTATGTAAGCAGTGCCACGAGACTGTATGTCACCCGGAGCGCCTCACCCACGTATCAGTAATTGATCCGGTTACTCCTGAGCGATGGTAGCAGTACCCCCGGGTCAAATAATTCGTGTTTTAATCTGGACCCGTTTACTCGGGGTGTTGCCAGACATTTGAGAAAATCACGCGCGCACGAGGAGGTTTTGAGCATGGCAAGGACGAAACGTAACGCGATCCGGCAGGATTTGATTGACCAGCTGGCGCGCAACGGCACCGTTGGAGAATATTACACGAACCTTGTGGATGATTACATGAGCCTGTGGGACGTAAAAAACGCTCTTGCGGCAGATATCAAAGATCGTGGATCAAAGGTCTCGGTAACCACGTCTACATCCACAAACATCAAGACCAACGACTCAGTGATCGACCTGCTGAAAACCAATGCGCAGATGCTGAAACTGCTTGACAGTTTGGGCATTAGGCCAGCGCAGGCGGACGGTGATCCGGGTGATGACGAAATGTAATACGGGATGCAGCTATATTGACGGCTATCTCAACGAGCTGGGGGAGACAATACCGGCATCGCACGATATGTTGCAAGCCAGAATCTGGATATCCAGAAAACTGGAGAACGCGACAATCGACACGGCGAAGATTGTCAAGGCCAAGGAGCTGATAGAGCGCTATTTTGAAATACGTCTGATGCCGTGGGAGCTGCTGGTGCTTGCCCTCGTGCATTGTTATGAGTCGGACGGCACGCTGGTGTTTAACGAGTTTTTCATCATGATGGGCCGCGGGAACGGGAAAAACGGTTTTATCTCCGGACTGGCGTGGTACTTGACCACACGATATCATGGCGTCCATGGTTACAATGTCGATATTATCGCCAACAGTGAAGATCAAGCCAAGACCTCGTTTATGGACGTGTACGAAATGCTGTGTCGCACGTGGGAGAAATCGCGCAGATGGTTTTACAAAAGCCTTGAGATTATCCGCAATATAGATACCGGAAGTTATATACGCTATAACACCTCAAACGCACGGACAAAAGACGGAAAGCGCTCTGCCTGCCTGATCTTTGATGAGGAACACGAGTACGAAAACTCAGCAAGCATCGGCGTGTTTTCTTCCGGCTTCGGAAAACGAAAGCACAGCCGAATTTTTAAGATAACAACAAACGGTTACGTGCGCGACGGCGTCCTGGACAGCGATCTGGCCATTGCCAGAGATGTCCTCAACGGAGAAATTCCGTCATCACGCCTATGTCCGCTTATCTACATGATGGACAACGATGAACAGTGCGATCATCCAGACCTGTGGATGATGTCCAACCCGTCGCTGCCGTACTTCCCGAATCTCAAGATCCAGATGGACCAGGACTTTTTGAAAAAGGCCTACGACAAGCAGACCGAGCTCGACTGGTACACCAAACGCATGAACCGGCCCAGGTCCAACATGGACATCGCCGTTACAGAGTGGGAAAATATCGCGGCTACAAATCGTCCACTGCCGGACATGAGCGGCTGGAGTTGCTCTGTTGGCATAGATTATGCGAGCTTCAGAGACTGGGCCAGCGTAGACTTCCATTTCAAGCGCAACAACAACCGCTTTGACATATCTCATTCCTGGCTATGCAAAAACAATCCGGATCTACAGCGCATTCGTGCGCCATGGCAGCAGTGGGCTGCCGACGGAATGGTGACTGTTGTTACGGCAGCAGAGATCTCTCCTGAGCTGCTGACGGAATATATCCAGCAGTTGGGGCAAAAATACTCGATATCAAAAGTGCTGCTTGATAATTACCGCTTTGCGCTGATGAGAGAAGCGCTAGAGAAGATCGGATTTGACCCGAAGGAGCGCAAGAACGTTGTGCTGATCAGGCCGTCCGACATCATGAAGGTCCAGCCTGTAATCGGCAGTCTGTTTGTAAACAAGCTGCTTACATGGGGAGACTGCCCGCCGCTGCGATGGGCAGCCAACAATACCAAGCTCGTATCAGCCGGGAAAACTGCAGGAACCGATACGGGCAATTTTTATTATGCCAAGATCGAGGCTAAAAGCCGGAAAACAGATCCATTTATGGCTTTTGTTGCCGCGACTGTTGGAGAGGACACAATCCGGCCGGCGATCCCGGATAATATGCCGTCGCTGGATGTGATCGTTGGATGACAAGGAGGGGTGTTTGTGGCATTTTCTCTGTTCAGATGGCTTTTCGGCAGTAGGGATTCCCCCACGGAGGTGACGACAGAAGAATTTCTCGGATTGTATTCGGATGCATATATTCGCGAGCTTGCCTTCAATGCCTGCGTGAATCTTGCGGGTAACGTGGTAAGCAAGTGCGAGATCAAGACATTCTCGCGAGGCTCAGAGATCAAAGGCGCCGAATACTATCTGTGGAATTATGCACCGAATCAAAATCAGAGCAGCGCGGCGTTTTTGCACCAGCTGATCTACCAGCTGTTTAAGAATAACGAAGCGCTGATCGTGGAGAACGGTGGGAAGCTGTATGTAGCAGACAGCTTTTTCAGAAAGCCGTATGCACTTTATGACGATCTGTTTTCGCAGGTGTCAGTTGGAGATTTTACTTTTGCCAGAACCTTTGCACGCTCGGAGGTGCTTTATTTTCAGCTGCAGAACACCGACGTCAAGCGGATCGTTGACGGGCTATATACCAGCTATGGCCAGCTGATCCAGTACAGCATGAGCGGATACAAAAAGAGCCGCGGCATGCATGGCACACTGGAGTTGGATACCACCGCTGCCGGAGACGCCAAGTTTAACGAGACATACGAGGCAATCAAAAACTCCGGATTCGCAAAATTTGCGGAAGCGGACAACGCTTTGCTGCCCCTATACAAGGGCATGAAATACAGCGATCTCGGGCAGAAAACGTATAACAGCGATACAACGCGCGATATCAGAGCCATGATCGACGATGTTGTCGACTTTACGGCGCGTGGCTTTGGCATCCCTCCGGCACTGCTTAACGGCAGCGTGCAGGATGTGTCAAGCGCGACAGAACAGCTGCTTACGTTTTTTGCCGATCCTCTCGCGGATATGCTTGAGGAGGAGATGGTCAGACAGCGATATGGATATACAGGCATGTCGCACGGCGACTTTTTGCAGATCGACACAAGCAGGATCAGGCACATCGACGTGCTGAAAGAATCCACCAATATCGACAAGCTGATCTCCTCCGGAGCAGAGAGCGTAAACGAGGTGCGACGGATCCTCGGGCAGCCGTTGATCCTTGAACCATGGGCCGATCAGCACTTTATCACGAAGAATTACGGCACGGTCGCTGACGTCCTGGCGGCCGCGAACGGAGGTGAAAACAAATGAGAAACCAGAAATACTACTCGCTTGTCACCAACAACGGGGACCGAACCGCGGATCTGTACATCTTCGGCGATATCTCCGACGCCTTTAACACCGGGATCGATGAGGCGTTTGAATGGGATCTCGGCGAGGTCTCCGGGCTGAGCATCGCCAAGGATCTGCAGGGCCTGGATGCCGACGTCCTCAACGTGCACATCAACTCGCTGGGCGGCTACACGTCCGAGGGCCTCGCGATCCTCAACCTGCTTAAGAGCTGCAAGCAGCGGGTCATCACCTACTGTGACGGATTTGCATGCAGCGCGGCCAGCCTCATTTTCATGGCCGGCGAAGAGCGCATCATGGGCGCCGCCTCGGCGCTGATGATCCACAACGCATGGGTTTCCACCGACGGCAATGCCGCACAGCTGCGCCAGCAGGCGGATGTCCTCGAGAAGATCTCCAAAGCCGCGGGCAATGCCTACATGGAGCATGTCAACATTTCCCGCGAGGAGCTGGACGCGATGCTGGACGGCGTCGACCACGAGGGCAGCTGGATTTTGCCGGAGGAGGCTGTGCAGATGGGGTTTGCAACCAAAATTGCAGACGCCACCGAAAGCAGCGTCGCCAACCAGAGCGCGGCCGGCATGATCCTCAGCAAACTCAAGGCGCATCCGGCAAGCACTGCTCCGGCGCCCGCCATCGACGCAGACGCGCTGGCGGAAAAAATCGTCAACCTGCTCACGCCGGTGCTGAGCACGCCGCGCGAGCCGGAGAAAGCAAAACCCAAGTACGAAATCAAAAACTTTTTGACGGCGCTTGCAAAGC